GTTGCTATGCGACCATCTATCGATGGTGAAGCACGCGGTCAGTACGATGACGTGCTCGGTGTACAGCTTGCTCGTGCTCGTATGGCAGTCCTACAGATTCAGGCAGCTGAGAAATCTATCCAAGCACCTATTGCTATCCCACAAGATGTGCAAGAACTTGCTCTCGGACCAGATTCTATTATGCGTTCTGCCAACCCACAGGGTATTCGTCGCGTTCCACTGGAACTTCCACCTGGATTGTTCAGCGAATCAGGCGTACTAGAGCGTGAACTCCGTACCGGTGCTCGTTATCCAGAGACACGTGGCGGTAACTCAGACGCTTCTATCGTTACAGGTCGTGGCGTACAGGCTCTACAGGCTGGCTTTGATACACAGATCAAGGCAGCGCAGTCACAGTTTGCCCGTTTGTTCGTAGAACTTATCGGTGTTGCATTCAAGACTGACGAAAAGATTTTTGGTAACAAGGTTAAGGAAATTCGTGGCGTCGATGACGGCACACCTTACACAATTAAGTACAACCCTGCTAAGGCTATCGCTGGTGACTACACCGTAGATGTCCGTTACGGCATTATGTCTGGTATGAATCCAAACAACGCAACAGTGGCTTTGCTACAGATGCGTTCAGACAAGTTGGTATCACGCGACTATGTACGTCGTGAACTTCCTATCGAGATTAACGTCGGTCAGGAAGAGCAGAAGGTTGATATTGAAGAGATGCGCGATGCACTTCGTGCAGCTATTGGGCAGACCGCTCTTGCAATCCCACAGATGGTTGCACAGGGTCAAGACCCAATGAAGATTATTACCTCCTTTGCAGAGATGATTAAGAATCGTCAAAAGGGTATGAGTATTGAAACTGTTGTGGAGAAGGCGTTTACGCCTGAACCTCAGCCAGCAGCTCCAGAGATGGGGATGCAACCTCCAGTAGCAGGTGCGGCCTCCGCTCCTGCCTCGCAGCCAATTCCAGGACAACCTGGCGGTATGGCCCCTGCTGCTGGTGGTGCCCCTGCACCTGAAGGCAGACCAGATATTGCATCATTGCTCGCATCAATCGGCGGCGCGGCATAACTCTAGGGAGGTGAAATATGAAAAAAGGTACACAAGCACCAGCATCAATGTCAAAGCCAGTTGAAGGCAGCAAGGCAGGATCTGTTGTCACAGGTGGTAAGGTGATGGCTCCATTCGCTGGAGCAGCAAAGCCAGGCAAAAAGGTTAAGAAGTAAAAAACTTTTAGAAAGCGGGTGTACTGGATGGATGGTAACAAAGTTCCCCGTCCAGTACGTCCCGCTGACTTCTTAGTTGTAGTAACAGAGTTCTTTTACAATATGTCACAAGTATTTACAGGACTAGCGGAGTCCTTGATGGAACTATCCATCTATAACGCAAACCGCAAAACAGAATTAAACAAAGCGTGGGAAAACTTCGCTACCGATTTAGAAACTATTCAGGAGGATACAGATGGCGCTTGAAGACGCTACTAACCCTATGCAGGGTGTATCAGGTCCTGGTAAGTACGCAAAGCGTACAGATCTTTCATACCAGTCACAGTCTTACGGTGACGGCGTAGCATACGATGCAGCCAAGTCAGGCGCTCCACTTGCGAGCGCACCAAAGTCACCATTGCTTTCAGAAGCACCACGTGTTCCATCACAGCCTAGAGTAGGTCTATACGACCCAACACAGCGTCCCGAAGAACCTGTTACTTCAGGTATTGATATGGGAGCAGGCGCAGGTTCAGAAGCGCTTATGATGCGTAAAGATGATGACACAAATTTTAGAGCGGCAATCGCTTCTTACAAGCCAGTATTAAATTTCATTGCAGACCAGCCTAACACCTCACCTGAAACACGTGCAGCTATTAGGCAGTTATGGGATAACCTGTGAGTTTATGGAACAGAATTGGTGATGTAGCAACTACTGCGGTAAAGAACACCGGTAAGTTCGGTGGAGAGATTCTTGAAGCGACAGGAAGTGCTGCACGTTTTGCTTGGGATGTAGGAACTGCACCTTGGAATGACGCAGAAGAATACAACGGTTTTATTCAACCATTCAAAACTGCCACAGAAAAAGAAGGCAAAGATATAATTAAGCCTTTGGCATCTGCTGCAGGCGCTATTGCTAAGGTACCTGGTGTACAACCAGCACTTGAACGTATTGGTTACATCAACCAAGAGTACATTCGTGAGCCTCTTGCCACAATCGCACTAGCAACTGGTGAGATTAACCGACGCAGTGTTACTGGCGAAGGTCCACTTATCGCTGAACTTGGTTATTTTAATCCTAACCTATGGCGCAAAGCGTACAAAGGTGCTCAGGAAATCTCATTAGGTCAGGCAGTAGTGGGCGCAGGTCGTTCGGTATATGACCCAAAGTTTAATATTTATGATCCAGCACAGCGCGATGCAGCTTTTAAGAAGAGCGCTTGGGGCAAAGCCGCATCAGGTGGCGTAGATTTAGTAGCACAGTTTTTTGGTGACGTAACTGTCGTTGGTGGCAAGGTTGCAAAGGTAGCCAAGGCTAGCCAACTAGGTGTAGGACTGCTCAAGAATTCAGATGTTGTAGCAAAAGCAGCAGAAGATATTACTAAAGCCCAGTTTGGTGTAGACAATCGCTTTACTAAAGTGCTCGATGACTTTACTAAGAACGATTCTGTTTACGCATTAAACCATCCAATGGTTAAGTCTTCATCACAACCAGGACTATTAGCACATTTGCTAGGTGATTCTGTAGACCGTGATGAAACAGCAATGATTCTACGCTCTGCTCTGGGTGACCCTGTAGCAATGGACGAACTTCGCTTACAGCGTGCCTATATTACAGACGCACTAGAGACTGCTCGTGGAGATTTGTCTGCCGTTGATGAGTTTAAGTTATTTGCTGCCCCAGACGGTAGCGGAATGCTACCTTTCCTAAACGATAATGCTACTGTTATTAAGTCAGCAGAAGATAACTACAGATCTCTAGTAGCATCTGACAAGTACTTTGCTAAGTTGATGCAAGTTGGTGAAGGTGGCGGTTCGCTTACCCGCACAACTGGTAAGGGACTACAGCAGGCAGAAGACTTCGTAGCAACAGCACGTTCTTTGCGCTTCTATGACAAGACAGTAGGCGCAGCAAAACTTGAGGTATACCAGCCAACACCTTTCCATCGCCTGTATCAGAAACTTTCTTGGAATCAGGGAGAGCGTCCAGCAGGACTTGTAGACTTTAATGACCCAGATTCATACAGAGAAATCGTTGCAACCCTAGAGCGCTTGCGTCCAAGCACAGCAATCAAGGGAACACCAGCCACTGTAAGGAGAACTGGTCTTCTTACTGACGAGCAGGCAAACGGACTTCTTAATAGCTATATTGCTGCAGCAACTCCTGAAGCAAGATTCATTGCTACCCAGAACATTGAAGAGACTGGCGTAAGAGCGCTAGCCGCTAAGTATGGTATTGATGAAGACGCTATCAACAACATCTATAATGACTACAAGGGTGCTCGCACATCTGCATTGAAGTCAATTCAAGATCGTGGATTTATGGTTGATACAGATGGTTCTATTATTAAGGTACAGCAACTTGAATCACAGAGCGCTGACTTCTTGCCTTTAATGGACTTCGACCTATTAGACAAGGTCTTAAAGCGTAACGCAAATACAATTAACGCTGCTCTTGGTAGAGGCGTAGGTAGAATATTTAACACAGCTGATGTAGTTCAGGACTTGTTTAAGGCTGGAGCATTGCTTCGCCTCGGATACACACAGCGTAACGCTATTGATTCACAACTTCGTATGGCTGCTTCTGTCGGAGCTATGGCATCTCTTCGCCACCTAGGCCCTGGTATCAAGAATATTGTTAATAACTCAGTACGAGTTCCAGCACGTTTAATTGATAAGTACAGTCCTCTTGGAACTACTGCAACACTTGACAAGGTTCAGAAGGCAAGCGTTGGCGTTATGCGTGAACTTGAAGAGTTAAAAGGCAAGATTGGCGCAGCAGAAGCCAAGCTATCTCTTGACCCAGAAGATGTAGATTTACTTGGTGAAGTGAATACGCTTAAACTTCTGCGAGAAGAAAAACTTGCTGTATACGAAAACTACGCGAATGCTCTTAATAAGTCTAAAAAGGCAAAGCCTAAAGACCGTATTGGTACTGGTACATTTAAGGTAACAACATCTGATGGTCAGGTCTATGAAATAGACGATGCCTTTGGTGGACCACTAGGTGATATGTTCCGTAAGATTGCATCTTCTGGTAACTCATTTGAGCGTATGGTTGACAGCAACACTGATATGTATGCACGTCAACTATCATCAAAGGGTATTGGCGCTGTTCGCCCTACAGATCCAGCATACTTTGACCAGTGGGCGCAGACCTTACGTCAGCAGTTTGGTAACTCTGCTGTAGTTAAGAAACTTGTTAAAGGCGAAACCATTGACGATATTGCTCAATGGTTAAAGGCTTCTCCAGAGGGACGTGATTTGCGTAGTCGTCTTTCTATCCCTTCAGATGAGGCAACTGAATATGTTACTAGAATCAGCAACTTCTTTGACACATACCTTCCAGTATCTTCAAACCTTCGCAGCAAGTTAAACGACATAACTGCAGAAGATTTACGCGGTACCTTTAAGGACCCAAC